ACGTTTCGCACTAGCCGCTTAATTGCGGTTGCCCCTGAACTGATTCTCTCTTGGGTCAGCTAGCGAAAGCTAGATCAGGGTCATTTACAAGAGATAAGATCATTTCATGTCACGGGGAATGATTCGAAAATTTAGTGAATCGTCAGCGTGGAACGTGTCAGTCCGTGCCTAGCTGGCTAAATTAAATGATATGACTAAGTATGTAGAACTTGTTGTGGAGGATTTGCGGACGCGGGTTCGATTCCCGCCGACTCCACCATTTTGAAGTCTGTAACAGTCCAACGCCACCCACCAGGGTGGCGTTTTTCTTTGTATATAAAGGGCTGTACGCCCATTGTGGTCTTTCTGGATTTTGCTGCATCCAAATACGCTGGGGGTATTATTGGGGGTATCGGAGCAAAATCGAACAGGGTCAAAAACATGGTTGGGGGTATTTCTGGAAAGCTTACGGATAAAGGGATTAAGAGCTTCGTCAACCGCTCAGCCCCTGGTAGCAAGCTTGCAGATGGCCGAGGCCTTTATTTACTTATCACCCAGACCCAAACTGCTATTTGGCGCATCAAATACCGCATCGAAGGCAAAGAAAAAAGTTATTCCATAGGTGGGTATCCACAAAACAGCTTGGCTCAAGCAAGACTAGAGCTAAACGAGGTCAAAGCATGTCTCACCAAAGGCCAGGATCCAGTGATCTCTAGGCGCCTTAATAGAGCCAATGCCGCATCTCAAAGTGACAGCACCTTTAAGGCTGTAGCTGAAGAATGGTTCTCCATGAAAGAGAAGGAATGGAGTGCAACCCACTTCACGAAATCCAAAAGGGCTTTTGAGCGAGATGTTTATAAATCTCTTGGGGCGCTTCCTATTGAAAGCATCACCCCATCCGTTATTGCAAAGGCAATTGAGACCATCAACAAACGAGATGTTCTAGAGACTGCCACAAGAATTTTGCAGCATCTAAATGGTGTGTTTCGTTACGCCCAGGCCAAAGGTTTGTGTGAGGGTAATTCTGCTGCACCCGTGAAAGAAATTCTTCCTCGGAAGAAAACAAATGGTCGTATGCCAGCATTGCTTGATTGGAATTCTTTAGGCGCCCTCTTACGCGCCGCAGATGCTGCACGTCTCTCACCATCAGTTAGAGCAGCTCATCGCCTTCTCGCGTTTAGTGCAACGCGTATTAGCAACGTTGTCCAAGCTGAGTGGAAAGAATTTGATCTTGATGCAGATATTCCAATCTGGATGATACCTCGAGCCAAGATGAAAGATCACACACGTATTGGTGATCACCGCATCCCTTTGGGTCCACAAATCACTGCAGAGTTAAAGGTATGGGGAAAACTTTTTGGTAGACGAGGTTATGTATTTCCATCACCCACAGGCAATCAATACATCAGCCGTGAAAGTCTAGAGAAAGCTTATCGAGTAACACTCAATATGGCGGGCAAGCATGCGCCACACGGGTGGCGTAGCGCTTTCTCGACCCTTGCTAGGGATAACGGTTTTGAACGGGATGTTGTTGAGTTGGCACTAGATCACGCACATGGCAATGAAGTTGTACGCGCCTATGATCGTGGTGAACGATTTACCCAGAGGGTTGGTCTATATAAGTGGTGGGGCGAGAAGCTAACTCATGCTCAGAATGGGGCTGAGATTATTGAATTGAATAAAAAAGTAGCGTAATTTTACTTAAAACTAGCAATGCTATTTCCTGGAAGAACTTCGATACCCAAAATATCTTCGGGTGGAACTGCAATACTCTGAAATCCATCCTGATCAACTCTTGATGCCTTTGAGTTAAGCCTACAGTGATATGAAGATAGTGCTATCTTCGCCCAAGGGTAAGACATATGGGTACTTAAGAATTTAGGAGATAAAGCGCACTTAATTATCATCGGCTCGCCAAGAGAAGCTAGAACGTTTGCTATGCGAGTTTCATCATCGAAGCACATTGATACTTGCTCACCACCATAGTGATTTAAAAGTCTAAAAGCAGATCCATTTAAAAGTGCGTTTTTTGTGAAATTAAAAAATATTCTTTGATCACGGCTTTTTTGTTGATTTTTTGTGAAATAGCTAGACCAAGCATCTTCTATTTGCTGCCATTCATTGCTGTCAAATGCCACATTAAAATCCTGTCTAAATTTTTCGCGAATCTCACCACCCCTCCTAAGAATTAAACCCTCTTTCTCGATAGATTTTTTAATTGCCCTCGTGAAGTGAAACCCCAAAACTTTTCTAGCCGAACAATAGTCATCTATCTTCTGAAGCGCATACCCAATATCGGGTATTTCAATCAACTCCTCTAAAAAATTAATGCTCAGGCAATGGGAATTAATATTCGGGATCTCCGCTATCCAAGACTTGACCAAGCCCTCCAGTGAGTCAAGGTTAATAACAGCGCACATCGTATTTAGGTAGTTTTTTTATAAAAATCTAATGTATTGAAGAACTTTCCAGCAATTTCTGGGGCTATAGGACCAAATTTTCTAAATCTATTTTTAAGAGTCTCCATAGACTCGACTCCATCCCCTATCCAAGAATTTTTCCAATTAACAGTATGTAATTGGTAATTAGACTTTGACTTTAGAGGGGGGATGTATGGGTGCCATGCGCTTGTTATAGAGCTACCCTGGAAAACAAACTCTGCAGATGGAGTTAAATGAACGCCTATCCAATCGGCCTGCTCATGCCATGCAGCAGCCTCATCAATCGCCTTTCCAACAAAAATATTATCTTGAATGGAGAATTCACCATAAGCAGTTGCTCCACGAACTGGGATTTCAGACTTAATTGACTGTGGTATCGCCCACTGACATAGCTGCCCATGTATTTCTACGGCTTGCTCAATCTCACCCTCTAAACAGTAAGAAAAAATAACGATCGTATCTGAAATACTTTTTACTTCAGTCTCTCGAGTAATAATTCCCCTTTTCTTTTCGGCCTCCCTAATGAGACCCTGAACCAATCGGCTTAAAGCTAATATTGCATCATCGTGACGATCATAGATTCCTTTCCAGCCTAGGACATCAAGAAAAGTTACAACACCACTAATTTTTTTTAAGTCATCAGATATAGCCACGATCAATAACCCTCCCAAACACCGCTATTGGGCGCCGCTTTCTCGATCTGACTTATCCAATCGGCCAGCTGCTGCAAAGCATCTTGCAGCATAGGCACAGTTAAACCCTTTAATGCTGCGGAGTCCCACAACCACTCCATGCGAGATTCTAGTCGCGCAGGATACTCAATAGAATCATGACGCAAATTCTCCATCAAATGAGGGCGCCCGCCTTTATCACAAGCGCCACCACTTAAGTTAAAGATGTCCCATCCATCAATCGTTCTTTTTATTCGATATGAATCATCATGCCCCCACCTATTTGAGTAAACCCTGAAAGAAAATTCATGACCAAGGGTTACATCTATAGGGTCGTCATTTGCACTTGTATCCTGAATAAATTTCAATAAATCTTCTATTGGATGGAAATGCAGATAAAAGCTTGGGTCATCTGGTTGGTAGCCTCTGTTATCAACCATATATTTATGATGCTTAGGTTCAAGATCTCTGCCCTTTAAAAGCATATGAAGTTGATGGGATTTCTGCCCGGCTTCATTTATCCACCCTCTAATCTCTTCATCCGAAGATCTAAAACTAGAGAATGCCTGTTTAAGCTTTTCCCATGTCGAATGAATCTCATTAAAAAGTGGCTGTTCATTGGGCGTCAACTCAATTTTCATGCTTTACCTATAAAGAATAAGTTTTATTTAAATGATGTAAATCTTTATTAACAACAGTCTAAACCCTCCTCTCAAAATGTGGCACATCTACAAATCCCTTGAAATTCCCACCCCATCTATTTCTGGAGTCTAGGCTTTCCCAATATTCACCAACGGTACGGATAAGCTCTTTATCCCAAACTAGCTTTCCATTCCAAAAGAAGTTTAGGTCAATTGCGCAGCGTCTCAAATGATTGCTATTCATGGTTTTAGATCTACCGCTTTTGAAATAGATCTCTTGCTGCTCTGGTGAACGCCAAAGCTCACCTCCGGTGATTACCCACCCTTCTGCCGTCGCAAACTGAATGAGGCGGCTAACGTCCATTAGGAAAGCTGCTTGCTGCATCACTAGACCGCTCATTGCTCTTCTTTTTTATTTATTCCATGCATACGCATCTCAAAGATTTTCTCAACTGATCTACCGCCAAAGTAAGCCAGCATCACTAACTGCCCCCACTCCCCGAGAAGCTTTACATAAGCTTCATTGATATCTATACCCATAGCCGATAGAAGTGCAAATAGCAGATAAGCTGTGAGTATGTAAACCAGCGTTCCCGGTCTGATGTTCTTCGATAACCTGGAGTCACTACCCATATCTGATTGCCAGCGATTAGTGGCATTATCTTGTGAAGCTCGATGCATCTCAGCTAGAAGTTTGGATTCTTCTATTTCAAGTTCTTTCTGTTTGAGGGTGTATTGCAATAGAAGTTGCTCTTGCTCGATCTCTAGTTGCTTGAGCTTAATCAGATCTTCATGACTGGGGTTATCTGGGATACGCGCCCCAATCTTGCTCTCAATGAATTCCTTGCCTTTGGCTTGGACCGCGCCCGCAAGTAGACCAAGACCATTGACGGCCAAGGTTTGCACTAGAGAGGTAATGATTGGAAGCATGTAATTAGTTCTTTTCTTGATGCTTGGAATATGGAAGTCCACCGCCCCACTACCGCCTAGGCTTTTAATTGGTGTTGGCAGTGGGGCGCAGTTACGCGCGCCCACACACCATGGTTACTTCAACACCCGCAGCCGCACCCAAACACCTGCTGCTAGCGGTGGTCTTCCCTTCTGCTAGCGTTTCTTAGCTCCCTTGGTTTCCGATGCCTCTTGCCCAAGAGTTCCTGCTAATACCTTTTCTTGTACTGGAAGCTGACCTTCTTTCATTAAGCCTTCTACGATCTCCATTAGGCGATCTCCATCATCTTCGCCAAAGACTTTAGCTACGACATCATGGCCATATTTGGCACATAGTCGGTCGTACTCTTGCTCTGGAGTAATGGTGGTCTTTGATGGGCGCTCGAACACCGTGACGTTCTCGCGCCCAAACAGGTTTCGAAGGATGTTCGTCTCATACGGCGGTACATGCACATGAATGGTTGTAAAGGCATCTCTGCGCACTACCGCTTCCACCTCTTTAATTTGGAAGTCACTATGAATGAGGTCTTTATGGTTCGCACTATTGTTCATTTGCTCCTCCTTATTGAATCGCCAATACCGCATGGGCATTAGCACGTGAGATAGATAAGGCGCAGCGCAGGTTCACCATGGCGTACATAGCGAGCGTGTCGTGCGGACGAATGGGGGCAACGATGTCTAAGTCATCATCACGTAGCTTCATAAAGCGTGTGTTAAGGAAATAGCAGCGCTTACTCCACTCCACTGTTCTATTAGCCATGGCATCGAGTTCATCAAACTGCGGATCCCAGATGATCTCTACGCCTTTGAAGGCTAAGCCTGTATTTACTCCAGCGCCTACGCCGGCATCGATGTACTTGGTTTCACCAGACCCGGCGATATGAGTCACTGTCACTTGCTTGCGATAGGTATCAATGAACTTACCACCTGCGATGATGAAATCAGGACTACCGCCATGCTTAATACATTGGCGCCATGCAGTCTCCATCTCGCCTACTAAGTTACCTGGCGATGTTGAGGCAATGTCTTTGACGGCATAGTTACGCCAGTAGCTTGCTTTGGCTCGATCAATACCACCTACCGTGCCAGCATCTGGCGCAAGACTGACTAAGCTATCCAAGCCAACTACCGCATCGGCGCCGTGGGAGCCGTCGCGGTGTAACTCTAGGTCCAGCTTATTAAGAAAGCCCTCTCGCAGGACCTCTAACTGCTCATCCAGCAGATTAATCAATTGCACGCGCTCGTTGTATTCCAACTGAAAGCCTCTCGCCCCGCCTTCTCGTACTTTGATGCCGTTACTGAATAAGCGGTCATAGTCTATATAGAGGCCATCTACTGCTCTTCGCCATGGGAATGAGGCTTGCTCAGTGGTATTGCGTTTATTGAACTTGACCGTCTCTTCGCCAAAGGCCCAGCTAAAGTTACTGCCGTGTTCTTTTCGAATGTTCTCTACGACGTTCTGCTTTGCACCTAATAGGCTTTTACGCCCTTCCATGAGTTTTTTAAGGAAAGGTCTCTCTACAGCGATTTGATCGACCGGTAGATTGCGCAAGTACTCATCTAAGGAAACCTTAGCTAACTCTTGCAAGTCTGTATTTGAAATTGGCATATGCCACCCCATCAATAGTTATTTAAGAAATTGGTGGCTTCAATACCTGGTGATGGAGCGTGAGCCCATCCATTGCTACGCTACTAGGCGCGACTCTAGCTTTAACGCGTTGGCGTGAAGCACTAAGATCAATTATTGGGGTGGGAGATATGCGTTTGGGATATTTGTGGGGTTTTTGTTGCTGTCGCTATGGGTTTTTATGCCCAATGTGTCATTGCGCCACCTTGGGCATAAAAGAGCGTTTCTTTGCCTGTGGCCGTCAAGGGTTCGCAAGCCACCCCTTTGGGGTGCCCTTGACGGAATAAATGCCATTAGTCCGCATAGGCCCACTATTGGACTACATACTTTTGCCATCATATATGGGACAATAACAAAGTAAATTTTCCTTGAATAACAAAGTAAATTTATATTGAATAACAAAGTAATTTTCTGTATTAAATATATTTAAATCAATAAGTTAAGACAATATATGGCAACTAAGTCTACCAAAAAAAGTACTGATTCCAAGAAACTTTCTGAGGCTTTAAAAGCATTAAAAAAGCTCCAAGATAAGCATCATGGGGTAATCGAATCAAAAGATCTGATTGACACCCAGCGCACCATGCTTTTAGAGACTGGATTTATACGATCCGTTATGAAGGGTTGGTACATCTGCTCAAACCCCAGCGATCACGATGGTGACTCTACCGCTTGGTATGCCAATTATTGGGCTTTTATGTCTGGATATCTTGCCAAGCGCTTTGGTAAGCGCTATTGCTTAAATGCCGAAGCCTCACTTCTGCTACATACTGGCAGCACTACAGTACCCAAACAAATTACCATCATCTCCAAGGATGGTGGCACCAGCATTGTTAAGCTTCCTTTTGATACATCGCTGGTGATCTATCAGGACGAAAAGCGCGTCCCTAAAACTCGTACAGAAATTCGAGGGTTGCAAGTCTTGCCTATAGCCGAGGCACTCTGTATGGTGGGTCCACAGTTTTTTATCACTCATCCAATGGAAGCGGAAATTGCATTAGCAATGGTGCGCGATCCAGCGGAGTTACTGGCAACTCTATTGATGGGTAATTGCCTCCCAACGTCCGCGGCTCGTTTGGCGGGAGCGCTCACTTTCGCCAACAGGAAAGATGATGCAGAACGCATCATTAAGGCACTAGGTAAGGCTGGCCATGCTCTACAGCCCAAGAACCCATTTGAGCTACCCGAACCGACTATCAGCCAGTCCCGAGAAAAGTCTCCATACGTTCTACGTATTCGCTCCATGTGGGCGAAATGGCGTGAAGACGTCATCAAGAATTTCCCCAAGGCGCCAGGCATGCCAAAAAGTCCAACAGCTTATCTGAAGCAAATTCAGGAACGTTATGTAGCAGATGCCTACAACTCACTCTCCATTGAAGGCTATCAGGTTACTGATGAATTGATTGAGCGTATTGCCAAGGAGGGCTGGAATCCAGAAATTAGTGAAGAGGATAAAAAGAGTAAAGATACTTTAGCGGCTCGCGGCTACTTTTTGGCCTTTAACGAAGTAAAAGAGAGCATTAAGTTAATTTTGGCTAAAGCCAATTCTGGTGATGTTGTCAGAAAAAGCCATCATGATTGGTATGCTGCGATGTTTAATCCTGCGGTACTGGCAGGTATTTTGCAACGTCATCAGTTAGCTGGCTACCGTACTGGCCCAGTTTTTATTCGTAGCTCTTTACACACACCCCTACCAAGAGAGGCTCTCCTTGATAGCATGGAAACTTTGTTTGATCTTCTGGCCAATGAACCAGAAGCATCAGTCAGAGCGGTATTGGGTCATCATATATTTGTATTCATACATCCTTACTTTGATGGTAATGGCCGTATTGGACGATTCTTGATGAATGCTTTATTGGCATCAGGCGGCTACCCATGGACGGTCGTTCGGGTAAGCGAGAGAAAGCGCTATATGAATGCACTTGAAAAAGCGAGTGTGGATGGCGACATCAAACCTTTGACTAAATTTCTAGCAGGGGAAATGGCTCAATAAATTTCTTGAGCCATTTCTATCCGATTTAGATTCCCATATTGCCTAAGTGCTGAGCAATTCGATCCATAGGGTTTTCAGAGCTAGCGAGTGGCGCCCCTAATGTTGAGGTGCGTGCCCGAATAGGCTGAAGCGTCTTCAGTGGCGTGATCTTTACGTTGGCGAAGCTAGGCTCTGGCGTCCCTATTGAGTCGTAGATGGATTCAATCGTAGATTGCCATTGCTCTGGTTTATTGGTTTGCACAAACACCTGCATATAAAAAGGATCGGTCAGGTACTTGTAAAAGCATTGAGCCTTAGCCGAATGATCAACCTCATCTTCGCGAGAGTTTAAGTATTTGATGATCTGGTGCTTGGCCTCTGATACTAGCTCAGCAGGTTTCTTCTGCTTAGTAGACGCTGCCATTGCGTTATCAACAAATTGACTCTCTATTTCATATTTACGAAGAGCATCTTGTAAGCTCACCACAGTAACTTGCAAATCCTCAACCTGCTTTTCTAGATCACGTTTCTCGTTGATGATCTTTTGGATTCGTTCGCACCCACGCTTTGACTTGATATCGCCAGAGGCTTCTTCATTAGGCTTGTTATTACTCTCAGGGCTCGAATCCGCAGGTCCAGGGTTCAATACCCTATTGATCAATTCTTCTGCGCTTTCAGTCTGAATGGCTGGCTGTGGGAGTACATCTACAGTAATTGCAGCTGGTGCGGGCAATAACTCTCCCAGGTCATAAGCTTGAGGCTCTAGTTCGTCTTCAGGAGCGGTCATCATGGTAGGTACCTGTACCTCTCCCTTGACTGGAGCAAAGATTGGCTCAACCTCTGAATCCTCTAACCCTTCTCCCTCTTCAATATCCTCAGATATTTGAGCAAGAGATGCGGTGGGCTTGGATGCTTTACTAAGGTCATCAAGCAAACTGGTAGCCTGACTTTTAGGCTCCGCTTTTTGCACCTTTGCCTTTTGTGCCTTTTGCCTTTCAGCTTCCTGCTCTTTAGCCAATTTGGCAACTGCTTGCTCTTGAGCTTTTTTTGCCTTTTCTTCATCGGATGCCTTCTGAGCTACCGCTCTTTCGGCTAACTTCAGATCACGCTCTTCTCTTGCCTTTATTCGCCTGGCGTGTACTTCAGCCGCATGTTTGTCTTCAGCCTCTTTTCTCAAGCGCTCGCGTTCTTTTAACTCTTCCCTATTTTGAGCTCTTTGAATGGATCCACCATTGCTGAGAACCTCTGATTTAAAACTCGTTACTTCATTTGCCACCTGCGTCATTGCTGATCTCCTCTTTTAATGAATTACTGTTGTTACTTGTCTCGCTATTGATTCTTTGTCGCCTCTCAGAAAATAGATTGACGCCAAAGTTGGGGTCGACATAACCCTCCGCTTGCTTTTCTACATTCGGTATAAATAGATTTGAATCGATACGATCGTCATATCGCAAGACCGTTTCTCGTAGGAGATTACGGATATGTTCGTAATCCATTCCCCTAGCTTGTAGGTTTTGAATTTGAATTGATAGATTCGTAATCATTGGCAGGACTTTGAGCCAACCTTCTTTTTCTTCTATACCGTCAGGTGCGCCGGTAGTACCCGCTCTAATTCTGAGGTCTACCATGTCAAAGATTCGATCTTTGGTAAGTTTTGGCCAGTCGTAGGTTTTCTCTTTAGTGATAGTGAGCCTGCCATTGACCATGGCTGTTCTGGTAACTGGCGCACCCATGTAGCGCTCTACCTGTTCGCTAGTTAACTCCTGCAATAAAACCTGAGCACTGTATTGCGCTATTTCTTGTAGCCAATCTTCTATCTGGTCTTTGAATTCAAATACACGTCCCGATAACGCTCTTTGTAAGATATTGGCTTCAGTAGCTGTCTTAGGCCTAACGACTGTTGAGCGCGCAGCATCTTGCAGCCCAGTAACTTGTTCCCAGTCATAACGTACTGCACTGGTGTCATAAACAATAGGATCTATCTTGGGATGCCCTCTGGGAATAATCACTTGGTTCAGGGGCTTGCCTTCGGTATCGACAATCGTGATCTCACCAAATCGTGAATCAGCATGCTTCTTGATTGTTTTCTCATTAATATCGGCTGAGGCCACCCACCCCGGAATGCAAAGGTCTCGATGCTGATTAAATCTATCTCGCGCTTCGTTGTGTTCATCTTGCAGTCGTTCAGTCAGATCAACTAGGCTTGGCCCAACAAACTGACCATCTACTACCTGATAAGGCAATAGGAAGAATGGGTACCAGCGCTCACCAGCTCTTGGAGGCGAATAAGGTTCACGTAGCCATTCAGACGCGCCCTCCACCATGGTGTAAACGCGCTGGGTAGCCCTATCCCAGATTTCCAAGACTGCGATCTGCTGATCATCACTTACTGGACTTTTGCTTGCATCCATATGCATGGAGGCTAAACGCCTAGCTTTCTTATGCGAGGGTTCGCCTTGGCCTGGTTGGTAGATCTTGACATTGGCTAGATTCTTCTTGTAGATAGCCTCAGCCTGCGAGCGCTTCATCGGTATAACTTGGCAGATCCAGTCCGCATCGGTGTAATCCCAGAATTCACAGATTGAGGGATCGATGAGCAGATTCTCGGTAAGGACTCTATCAATGACTAGACCTTCAGCAGCATTAACCTCTGAGCGCTCATATAAGGATCCGATGAGTTGGTCTAACTCTGCCCTCTTGGCATCATGATGATGACTTTGACTACCGTCATCGAGATCTTGCTCTAACTCTTTGATAAGCAGTAGATTCTCTTGCGCATCATTAATCCGCCCTTTAATGTAAGCATCCTTGCTTGGGTCTCTTTGATACATCACTTTGAGAATTCCGTAACTACAAGTCAATGCTGCTCTTACCGTTGACTTGGCTCGATTCTTTAATTGCGCATGTTCTAGAGCTCTATTAGTTACTGCTTCTAGTGTTCTACAAAAAAGCTTGAGGTCAGCACCCGAATTTAATGGTGCTGTAGAGATCTCTGGGTTTCTTGCGTACACATTTGGCAGAACGGCAGAAATAGTACCGTGTATTAGATTTGCTCTAAGGCTGTAGAAGTCTTTGCTGGTTGGATCTGCATTCCAGTTAAATCCTGCTACTGTATTGCGGTTATGCCTTACGCGCTTATGAAAGGCTGACCAGTGAGCGCGCGCATGAGTGATGCGGGCAGTCCATTTTTGTTGGAGGGCTTTAGGGTCTTGGGGCACATCCTATTTATAGCCTCAGGATCGGTGTACTTAGGATTTATTTAGGATAAATGAAGGGGGAAGGAGCCTTTTATCAATCGCTAATCCAATGAAAGTACATAGGATAGTGAGCAGTCTCGTGTAACGGATCTTTCAGCAAGCAAAGCATCAATAGCAGCATTTCCAACATAGGCCGTTGATAATCCTGCCAAGGCAATAATTTTCCCTAGCGAAATATCTCCAAATACTTGAACGCCACAAGCTATACCTCCAGCACTAACAGCCCCTTTTACCAGCGACCCATAGAAGGCCTCGGCAATAGTTTGTAACTTATTTTTAAAAACAGTTGCCGCAGGAAGAATTTCAGATTTAATTAAATTATCTATCGCCACCGGGTATTCTTCTCCGACCTCAATTAATCCTATTTTCTGTTGAAGAATGGCCAGGTATTCGAGGAACTCATCTCGCGCCTTTCCTGACTCACTCCGATAGCGAATCACATCTTCGAATGTCATCTTATCAAGAATTTCACCCGATACAAGCTCATCAAAAATAGCAAAGCTCAAATCCGTTAATGGGACTTTATTCCCAACTTCTCCTAACACGCCAATAGCACGCACATACTTTGATCCAAGTAATCTGCCATAGGGTGCGGCATCTGCTAGCGGGGTAAATCCCTCAGCAACCCCAAGGGAAAGCGCATTATTCATTTTTGCCGAGCAAACAGCCGCTTGAAATATAAAGGTCTTAAGTACTGAGAGGGGAGTCGACCCAAAGGGTCTTATCTTTTCATCTGTCAAAAGGGTCATAGCATTTCCATGCGAATTAGTGACAGCGGAAATATCAGAAGACAACAATAAATCAATAATTTGCTTCTCTGTGCGGACCTCCTGTGTATCTATGTCAGCATAGTTACCTGGCTGTATGTGCTGGAGGCGGAACGTCTCAGATGTTCGTAGCCCCTCTTGAAAAATGGAAAGAAACCTTAAATCGTTAATGTCAGCAGAAATTTTCTCTAATAGATCGCCGTTTAATCTTCCATTCAGAGGTTCATGGATATGGATAGGAACATTATCACGTCTAAATAATTGCTCAAACTCTCGTAATGGTGATTTCATTCCTATAGTTCCCATCCCCCCGTCGAACGTAAAGGATGGTCTATCCATAAAATGAATTTCATCAAAGAAAAGAATAGCTTTTTTAAGGTAGTTTGATCAGCCACCATATCGGGATAGTAGAGGACATTGATCTTGTCACGCATTGCAAACTCTCCACATTTCAATTTGATTCAGCGTCAAATATACTAGCATGTACCAAATTTAAACATTAAATCTCATCAGCCCTCCTAACCCTCATCACCCCGTATCTTGTAGCATCCCAAGCATGGTCCTCGGCATCCGTATCCACATCTTCTGGGTTTAATGAGTCTGGTGGAAGTTGGGGGATAGTTCTTAACCAATGCTTACAGGTGGAGAAGATCTTGAGTCTGTCTTCAGCTAACAGCCGAATGATTTCTTGAGCACCATTCACTCTGCTTCTGGGGGCGTTATAGGCTTCAGTCCATTTCACGCCCTTATCCCTGAAGATTTGACCTATGGATCGCTCTGCTCCTATCTTTGAAAAGATGGATGGATCAGCTAGGTTCATGCGGTATTCATATCCAAGACGTTGGTCGTGAACTTCTATCTTCTTGATCTTCTCGGCTACTACCGTTGCATCTTCCCTGGTACCGGTATTTTCTTTATCTCCGTATCCATAGAGTTCTCGCCAGAGGTAATAGACTCCGTCGTTGGATAAGGCAAACCAATAGACGGCATAAGGTCTGGCATAGCCCCAGTCCATTGAGCGCCATACTTTCCATGTCGGCGGAATAGCAAAGGGTTCTACAACGTGTTTAGAGGGTTGCCACACGCCTTCCAAGAAACTTCCCACGTGGATATCCCAATCGCCTTCTAACCAGGCTCTGCGCCTGTTTGGATCGCTTAGTGACTCTAAGCTCATCAGGTAGTTGGGGTCGTTTTTTAGGAGATGGGTGTTCTCATAAATCGTCGAATGAATTCTGACCCTAGGTAGTGCGCCTTCTTGCCTGATGATTTGTCCCGCTGGTATTACCCCAATCTGAAATCTTTCCTTTACAGAGGCATGTCCCACCCCAAATGGATTGCAAGTAGCTCGCACCATCCTTGGCATTCCTGGATGAGATGACCTGCAGGTGGAATGCATTGCTTCGTAGAAAGAAAGATTCCGCCAGTTGGTGAGCTCCTCAAATCCTAGCCAGGGGTATTCATGGCCGTGGTAATTCCAGTAGTCATCCTCATTTGCGCCATAGCGAAAGTACAACATCTCTCCAGTGGGCCATTTCCATACGTAATCTGATTCATTGAACTTGGCTCCGGGGAAGATTTGATAGAACCAGCGTTTGCTCTTGGCCACTACATCTGCTAGCTGCGGATAAGTTAAACGAAATAAGGTGCCGCGCCAATGATCTCCAAAGCCTCTACCCACGTGTTGGGCATAGCTCATAAGCAGGGTATCGGTCTTGCCACCCCCCCTGGTACCTTCTAACAATACCTCGTAAACGGGACATGTCAGAAACAGGGTTTGGCTACCAGGCAAAGGCGCCCAGATAGTTTTCATGGACTAGTGTTTTGGCTGGGCTGCTTGCTCCCAATCATCCATACTCATCGCTCCTGGCACCACTAAGACTCCACTTTGTAGTGGTGCGCCATCCTTACCGGTGTGCTCAATGGCAGATAAGCGGGGATGAACATAGGGGGCAGCATGTCTTGCGATAGTGGCAGCCATGTTCAGGAGTTTAATTCGATTCTCGGTGATCATGATGTCATGATCATGATCAACACCTTCATGAGCATGATCATCATGCTTGTTGTAATTTTCTGCCTCCTTGTAGAGCTCCATCATGGTTCTCATCATGACTTCTAAAGGTGTGATGCCCTGCGCGGCGGCTACCTCTGCGATTTCACGAGTCCTCTTGGTGAGGCTACCCTCTTTACGCCCTGCTCCTGGCCTAGCTCCTCCTTTATTTGCCGGCTTTGCTTTTGGCTTTGATTTCTTTTGATTGTTTTCAATCATGATGATGCTTCTGGTCTTCTGATCATCTTCAAAAGATGAGGTTGCAATGCCACTGAATCACCAAAAGGTTCATCAAACTCAATGATGATTCTCTGGAATAGGTCATGACGACTTTGGGCCCCACGATGCTTTACAACTGTGCCTATTCGGCCACTTGGGGTTTTAACGATTGATCCGATTGGGAAATCTTCCATATCGGGTCGATCAATGATTCCAGTTATACCTGGGTTAGTTTGCATGGGAAGCCTCCGTTGTAGCTGGGATCTCTTTTCTCTTACGCAGCTCAGCAAAGATTCTGGTTTTGAAAGAGTCATAACTCTCCGAGCCTTGAGCACGCATTCCGAGTTCTCGTCCTTTAAGGTCAATTCCCTCATTCGATCTCCACCAGGTCTCTTCAGAAGAATCTAGGGCTTGTGCTTTCCTCCGCATCCCTTTCAGAATGGACAAAACAAATCCAGTGTTGATCGGGGTAGAACTTGATACCCTCCTTCGCATTTCCTTTGCCTGGGCAATGGCCTCCTCAACCTCTTCAACGGTTAGGTCTTGTTGAATCAACAGGGCAATACGTTCATCGTCTACTCCAATATTCAAACCCTCCTTTTCAAAAAGAGTTTGAATTTGTTTTTTCCTTTCACCATCGCCTTGTAAAACTTTTTCGATTTCACCCCCATTGTTTTGTTTGTCTGGTGTATGGAGATTGGTGACTGGTGTTTGGTGTCTGGTGTCTGGTGAGCATTGCGTTCGCAATGCGGTCGCAATGCGAACGCATGCAGTTTGAGGGTCATTTTCTTGGCGCAAATCATCTGACTGAAATACTTGCCAACGGCCTTCAGCACTGCGCCTGGCTTTGATTTGCTTATCTTTAAAGCGAGCTATTTCATGATCACAGCGCTCTTGTCTCCAACCATCATCAGTGAGAGTAAAAAATTCATTTAAGACTGAGACAACTGAATTTTTTTCTTCTTTTGACCTTGCATTGATCAATCGTTGCACTAGCTTCACATCAATCGGCAATGGTTTTTCTGTGGCGTAATACTTTCTAATTAAACGGCTATAAGTAGCGTCTTCGATAAAGGTCAGATGTGCAGTAGCTTCTGCGTAATCTCCTATGTGATGCTCGTAATAATTCATTTAATACCGTCTCCACGTTGTTCTTTTCTTGCAAGAAATAATTTATGCAAGAGATGAATCTAACAATCGGAAAGCGTATCGTCAAACGCGTTTTTTCTGAATTTATTTTTAATTTATTTATATAACAAAAGTCTGTAATCCTTTTTTGGAAAATTCGTTGGAATTTATTTCTTGAGTCGAAGTCTTAATTGATCTACGCGTGTCCACTGGTCTCTTAGCTCTATCAGAATTTACTGACCGGGCTGTAGTGCTTTATTTAATTGGCTTTTGTTACTTCTATGAATAAATATTTTTTTGTAGTCAAAAATTAATTTATGTTTATAAAGTGGGTATTGACTTTTGATTGACCACCTAAATTTCATTGACTACATTGCAACTCAGTAGCACGCAGATTCGCCTACAACAACACACAACAGGAGATGAATTTAATGGTGGCAATTCGGTTATACAGCTTGTATCGCTCTTATGGATACACAAAAATGAGTTCTGCAAAAATGGCTTTGCAGGTGTATCGCAAAAATATGAAGCGCGCCCGCCATAGAGGTAATCATGAATAATATGAATCCACAAACGCCGCCAATAACCCTAATGAGAATTCCGCAAATACTAAAGGTGATGCCAGTTTCAAAGTCTAAGTTCTGGCTGATGGTTCAAAAAGGTGAGTTTCCGAAACCGACTAAGATAGGAAGATCATCTTTTTGGACGATTGAGCAGGTCCAAGCTTACTTGCGTGAAAGGACAGGCAATTCTTAGGTTTGGATAACCCCTGAGGATTCTCAGGGGTTAGGCTAATGCTTGATCAACTAGAACATCAGCGATTTTTCGCTGTAATTCGCTAGCATTTCCTATAAGAGATTTAAGTTGATCGCACATTAAAAAGAGCTCGTCTACCTTCTCTACAATCCTCTTTTGCTCAGCGAGAGGCGGCAGCGGGAAAGGATAATTCCTAAGCATGCCCAAAGAAACGAAAGACTGAACAGCTCCAGCTGCGTTATCCTTAACCTGAGCGGTAATGTGCTTTAGAAAAATTAAGAGGTATTTCATTTCGGCACATTCGTTTGCATAAGGCTTAAATAAGGCAATATTTTTTATACTAAATTCTTCTTCACTGTCAACGATTACTGGGTTTCCAATTGTTCCAATCATCGCAAATAAAACATCTCCAAAGTTAACTTCTGAACGTTTTTTTATCTTTAGGTGATCCTCTTTTGAAATAAATTTAATATCCGAAAAATCAAGTTTTCCCGAATATAGATTTTTACTCGTGACTAGAGGGTATCCGCTCACAATATACTTAGGGGTATCATGCGTACCATCTCTGACATCATAAATATCCTGTAGAGTTCTTAGAATCCAGTTGGTTGGCAATTCGTAAAAGACTCTCTTTATCACTTCAGATGAGTTGGTCGGATTTACTCTCTTTATCTTTGCTGCTGAAATTAAACTTTCCTTAATTTTCGAGATTCTTGCAAATAGATTTTCTGCACTCTCTTCCCCAAAATCCTGAGGAACTAATTTTCCAATAATTGCCAACTCAAGTATGACCAGCTTTAGCGCCTCGATACTATCTGCCGATGAAAATAAAATCTCAAAAGAGTTAGAGATTAAGCTCCAATTAATCTTAAATTCAAGAGCATTTTTAGAAGATAGTAAAAGCTTCAAGAATTCTTCAGTTAAGACTTTGTGAGCGTTCATGGAAGCGATAGACTGACTATTCAGCTCATCACATAGCGCCATTAAATCTTCTACCTTAGAAACAATACGTTCTTGCTCGGTCAATGGCGGGATTGGTATAGGAAAAAATTCCAAATCTTTTTTTGATACAGCTGAAAATGTTGTTCCTGTTGCAAGAGCCTCAAGTGAGGGTGACATGGCTCTCATGGTGTACAGAAGATACTTTGTAGATGCTCCTGCCAATGGACTAAGACTAGCGAGGCCGCGCCCAATACAACAGGTATATTGAGCGATATTTGTTGGGCCTACTGGTGCGCGAACAGATAATAATATATCGCCTTCCTTAGCAATCTTTGATGGCTCGGTGCACCAACTCCTTACTATTGGATAGATATCACCAAAATCAGCCTTACCCTGAAAGAAGGGGACTCCAACTTCAGATTGGTTATAAGCTTCTGATGGAGGGCTCTGCCCCATAGATAAATCACAATACTCGCTAAGCCCAATCCATTCCCAAGAATGAGGAATATCAAACGGTATTTTTTTGATTGCCGTTGGGCCCTTTAATCTCTTTTCAGATGCTTTGTTACCTATTTTTTCGGACTGAATTGCCTGAATAAGACTGCTCGCACTTCCATCCGATAAATTTTGGCTAGTTAATTTCCCTCGAATTGCTAATTCGAGAATTAATGATCGGAGTTTATTAATTCCGTAAATCATTGAACTATCAGTCTTTGAGCGCCCTCGGGTAGACTGCTTCTCAACATTAGCTGAAAGCCAAACATCAATATGATTAACTAATAGTTGCTGTACTGGGTCCATCAACTTCTCCCGCGCTCTAATGCCTCTGCAAGGGTCATTTTCAGCCTATTTCTTATGCTGGCTATATCGCTCTGGAGTGATACAAACTGGGCCAATAGATGATCGGGGTCATAAACCTGGCGATTGCCAACGTGAGGATTTTTAATATCAAGGTTGTAATTTCTAGCCTTAAGATCTTCAAGGGTTACCCTCCAAGAATATTCACCTTCTTTGCGCCCTTTAAATCCATCGTCTTCATTGCCCCACCATTGCTTTTCGGCTTCAAATTCTTCAATTTTCATTGGCTTGGTTTTGTTGTAGCTCTTTACCCCTTCAGGATAGGGGTGCTCATAAAACCAAATATCTTTTGTCGGGGTGCCTTTAGTAAAGAAAAGAAGGTTTGTATTGATTGTTGTGTATGGTGCAAATACGCCTTTTGGTAAACGTACGATAAGTGTGTAAATTGCATTCTTCTAAAAGCTTTTCTTTGATACGAGTCTTGATGCCCTCTCCAAATAAGAAACCATCGGGCAGCACTACCGCCGCGCGCCCACCTGGTTTGAGCATTTGCATAATCAAGACTAAAAAGAGATCTGCAGTTTCTCTAGTTCTAAATGCAGCTGGAAAGTTGGTTTCAATTCCATCCTCCTCCATGCCACCAAAAGGTGGATTGGTTACAACCACATCTACTCGCTCTGATGGGCCCCAACTGATTAGCGGTCTTGCCAAGGTGTTGTCGTGGCGAATGTTGCTTGGTACATCAATACCATGAAGAATCATGTTAGTTGTGCAGAGTAAGTGCGGCATTGGTTTTTTCTCAATGCCGAAGATGCTGCCTTGAAGTTGTGCTTCGTCTTCTAATGTTTTGACATCTTGTTTTCTGATATGTTCAATTGAGCATGATAAGAATCCGCCTGTGCCACAAGCTGGATCCATCACCTTCTCACCAAGGCGTGGGTTAACCATTTGCACCATGAATTCAGT